ACCTTTTTTTCTACTGGAGAATCTGGATTGGGTGCTGGATCTGCAATTTTCTCTTGAGGCAAAATCGCTTCAGGCTTAATCTCTTCTTTCACTTCAGGATTCATATGGAGCCTCTTTTATGTTAAATAATAATTTACACAATGATCAACTTAGGGTAAAGGAAAACTTGGAAATTCAAAAACAAATTAGACAAAAGACACTGGAAGCCTTTGGAAATTACAAACGAACTATGGATTTTTTGGCGTGCGATATCCACATCAGCGCGTTGTGTGTCGATAAAAACATCCAAAAAGTTCTCCAGGAACTAGGCTTCGAGAGAGTCCACGAATTGAGGAGTGTTGATCTTTCCAAAATCGAAGGGCTCGACTACTCGTCCAGGAACGTGCTTGCAGCCAGCCTTCAACAATTCTTCGCGATGCTCGACTAAATATTCTTGCTCAGAGAGCATCGTGATGTTCTGGTCGTGCCTCACGTAGTCCCAGAAGGTTCCTTTAAAGAAGGCTATACTCCATGCCTGCATCGTGAGGTATTCTGAGGGCACAATTGTATTGGTGCTCGATAGAAAGCTCATCATCCAGGCATTTGGGAGAACCCATAGCCTCTTGACTACCTTATCAAGAGGTTTATTATATAGGAAAACCGCCTGATTAGGCCTTGGGCTAGGTAGGTAAGGCCACGCATAATATTTAATCCTCTTCAATGGCTTTATGAGTGGATCTTCAGCGATCAGGCGCACCAAGCAAAATTCCTCTTCATCAATAAAGTCTCTGTTTTTCTCGATGCAAATCCTTAATTGCTCGGCAGTGTCTTCACACATCGCCTCACCGACCTCACGTGCTACGTAAGGTGTATTGTCGGATAAAGCTTTCTGAGCTAGCTCTCCAGCGGTTTTTCTTTTAGTTAGAAGCATCCCGAAACCTCTTCTTCCTCTTCTTCTTCAGAAAGTTCTTTCTCTCTATCAGTTATTAAACATTTTATTCTGTTATTAACAAACTTAATTAAGCTAATCTTTCTTTTATCAATAAGTTCAGATGTGGTAATAACGTAAAATAAACCCCAGAATTCATTAAGATTAGCTAAAAATTCCTTTTCTTTTTCTAGTGATCGCATTCATTCACCTTCACATGAGTTGAGGGCCTATTTTTACCACTGCATGGCCCCCAAGGATTGTGAGGCTCGTCTAAATTCACGTTGATCTGCCAATGATCCTGCGGCACGGCGTGAGGCTTCTTATTGATCACGTCGGCTGTCTTGTTTTTGGCGTAGTCAGGATTGTGCTTCATAAGTAGTTGATCCTTAAAGGAGGCCCATGTCGGTTATGCTCCGACCACCTCCAGCTGTTCAGGCTGGCGCTCTACAAACTGAGCTAATGGGAAAAATTTTTAATGTTGGGCTTTATGCTTCTTAGCATAAGCTGCAAGCGAATCAACGGAATGCTTATAGTCTTCAGCGTTACTCATCTCACCCGACCCGTACTTTCCATCGGCAGTCGATGTATCGCCCGCGTGCTTCTCCCAATGCTCTGAGTGGAATGCACTTAAGCCTGCACCTCTATGGTGCGGGTGAGCTTTGTGGTGTTGGCCGTGCTCTTTCATAATTTTTCTCCTGGGCTCCCATTTCGGGATTGGCCTGAGCTTGATTCAAAGATTTTATATACTCTGCCATTTGTAAGTTATTTTTGAAATTTTGTAAATCTAGATCTTCTAACTCGATCATAGCCCTCACCATTTCGAGGTCGGCCTTCGCCGTTTTGTATTGCGATTCCGCGTTAAGTTCCTGCATCTTAGCCATCCTCTCAGCTGCTGAAGCCGCCAGATCTTGTTGGCGCGCCATGTCAACTTTCGATTTCGCAAACATTTCCATCAGCTTAGCGTTGTTCATTTTCTCTTGCTGTTGCATTTCCGCTTGCTGTTGTTGCGCCTGTTGCTCGTTTTGTTGCTGCATTTCCTCAAGAATCTTGGACTTATTGGTGATGATCGCCGCGCGCATGATGCTAGAATCCGGAATTGCCATCCCAATCTGTTTGAAATGAAGAAGTTGTTGCAGTTCGGCCTGACGCTGGGTGGCTGAGTAATTGCCCTCTTCAACGCTGATGGAGTACTTTTGAGAGTGAGAGGTGAAGAATCTTGGGTCGGGGTCTTTGCCTAAAATGTTACGAATCTTGCCTTTAGAGAAATTCTTCCTGATAGCCTGAAGGCGGATCTTGCCGTAGAGACGCTGTGAGTAGTCTGCCTTGTCAAATATCGTCTGTAGAGTAGTGAGTCCAGCCCCTTGACGCAACATAGAGAGGATTCCCGATTTATCGTCCGTAGCTGCCCCCAAAAGCTCTTCGTTCACACCGCTGATCTTTGTGATATCCTCTGCTAGGCTATTTGAGAGCTCCATAAGGCTTTGAGGTATAGACACAGGCTCGATCCTTTGAATCTCACCAGGCAAATGCCCTGCCTTAAGCGGAATAAGGAAGCCGTCCCCTCCGCTAGACTGTCTGAAACATTTCGGATCTACAACGGTATCTACAGGGTAAATCCATCCAGCGTTGAGCGATGATTGAAGGATCTGAAGCTCGATAACTTTTCTCATGTTATAAAGAAAATTCATATCCCTTAAATTTCTGACAATTCCCTGTTTACGCCACGCGTACGCCTGGATATCAGGCTCCACATAGCACTGCATCGGCACAAACGGGTAGTCATCTATATTTAGAAGGTTTTTCCCATGATAAACTATCTTTCCAGCTAGAGCGATTGCCAATTTTACTGTTGGGATCTGCACAGATTTAACTTGAAGCCACGGTTGCTGAGCCAGCACCCGCTCCATCATACCCTCTTCTTCGCTCTCGTCATCCTCCCACTCGACAGCCTCGCCTGACATAGGGTCAAGAATGATTTTGCCCTCACGGGTAGTCCTATAGTAGAATTCGTCATAAGTAAAGAGGTTATTGATCGCAACATTCTGTAATTCAGCCTGTAATGGAAATCTCCCATCCTTCATCCCCCCCGACTTCATCTTGTCCAACTCTTTCTCGTAGCCAGGCAAAAGCGCCTTAGCCATGATCTTGGATGTCCACCGGCGTCTCCAGATCCCGTTGCAATCGCTAAAGTCTTGCTTGCGGGTGTATTGATCTATCAAATAATTATTATATGCCACTAAATCTGTGAATAGATCTCCCGAAATCGGGTCGTAGGTATAGTCTGGGTACAAATGAAGTAAAGTTTCTCCTGTGTCACAAGCCCCTTCAAAAGCCTGTGAGAAGTATTCTTGGAATCCATCACGGTCGTCACACCACCTCAAAACCTTATTATAGTCATCAGCCAAATCGTCATCATTTTCATGAACTGGAAGGGTGATAGTTGATTTACGATTTTTTCTTTGAAACCCGACAATCATGTTGACGTGACGGCGAATCAGGTTAAAGAAAAACCTTTGAGCATTCTGTGATCCCTGACCGTAAACTTGATTATAAAGCTGCTGATCACCGACCTTAAAACGTTTATCTATAGCCCCTTGCATCCAGTAGGTTGAATTGGTGGTGTAGTTGGCCTGATAGAATGAATCCATCATCTGCTTGATATCTTTTGAACCGCTGTCGGTAGGGTCGACATACCCTAGCGAATATTGGCCTGACTCGTATGAAGGCATATCTCTCCTAATGCATAAAATTATTTTGATAATAAATCAAAATTGATATTCATTCATTAGGGGATAGTCATCATGGCCAAATACACGTTTCCTGAGCATATCATATGAGATGTTCTCATCTGGATGGCTGAATTCTCCCGTCGGGAAGCCCGTGCAAACGGCATAGCGCAGGGCGTCGCAGATGTGATCATCCTTTTTCACGGGCTTATCTTCCCCTCGATCAGCCGCTTTAGGGTCCCAAGAATAAGACTGAATGCACTCGCGAAGGGTCTTACAGCGTTTGTGGATGACAATATTCTTTCCTGCGATGAACTTTGAGCATATCTTTATGCCTAGGATGACATCGTTGTTGGCATCGAGTACGGGTAAATTTTCTTGCCTCATCGCAATCTTTAATGAGGCGGCTGCCGGGTCGATATAGATGGCAGATACGTTCTTATAACTCACAAAAGCCTTGAGGTCTCTTACAAGCTCCTGATCCGTCTTTGAGCGCCCCTTCTTTGCTGAGTCGTAATAGTACTCATCCTCAACCCTTATCTGAGGCCACTTATTAGGGGTAACAGCACATAGTACGGCTGCGGTTGCGTTAGTTGTGCCATAGTCCACGCCCACAATATAATATGAGGGCGTTGGGAAGTCATTCACGAACTCGTTGTCGTTGTCGTAACAGTCGTAAATAGCTCCATGAGCCAATGCCCACTCACCCAGGATATAGCGCTTGTACCACATCCCGCTGTAAGAGGCTTTCAACTGTTGCTTATAAGCCTCATCAAGCGTCGGATTATCCTCAAGGCAGAAATTCCAGTGGACTAAGTCCAACTCCTTCTTATCGATATAATCCTTCTTAAGCCAATGTGCGGGCCCCTCAGGGTTGCAAGTTGCAAGCAATTTAGCCCCCGGCACCCTTAGGCGGCTCTCTAGCATACGCCAGAAGGGCTCTGGAAGGTTTGTAGCCTCGTCAACATAAGCTAGGGCTAGTGTCGAGCCCTGGATGGTGCTAACAGCCGA